ACAAACTTTTCTGGTAAACTTATAGCGGGTGGTATTTTATTATTGTTTTTTACTTTGGTTTTATTAGAGGGTTTTGGATTAAATGAGATTTTAATACAATGAATGTAGAAACTTTTTTAAAATGGAAAATATTACCAAGACTAATGATGTTAGCTAGTACAGTAATGTCGTGGAGATGTGCTGAATGGTTTATGGGTTTAGATACACCTACAGCTAGTCAATCAGCATTTGTTTCGGTTGTTATGGGTGTAATGACTGGTGTATTTGGTATTTGGATGGGACACGAACATAAAGGTGAAAAATAATGAACTTTGTTAAACTTAAACAAGATTTAATTAGAGAAGAAGGTTTAAAACATGAAATATACCGATGCAGTGAGGGTTATCCAACCGCAGGAGTCGGGCATTTAATAACAGAATGGGAAGAAGAATATTATAGTATGCCGATAGGTGCAAAAGTTCCAGAAGAGCAAGTTGATAAATGGTTTGAAGATGATTTATCCACAGCCGTAAATGATATGGCAAAGTTTACCGAGGGATTTGTAGTAGATGAAAATGTAAAAGAATGTATTACACAAATGGCATTTCAATTAGGTTTACCAAGATTAAATAAATTCAAGAATTTTAAACAAGCATTAAAAGATGGGGATATAGCAAAGGCACAAGCTGAAATGAAAGATTCACTTTGGTATAGGCAAACCACTAACAGGGCTGAAAGATTAATAGAAAAAATGGGACAAAGCAGATGATTGCTAGTTTATTACCAGTTGCATCTAAATTATTAGGTAAATTTATTGAGGATAAGGACACAAAAAATAAACTTGCTCATGAAATAGCGACAATGGCAGAAAAACATGCACAGCAGATAGCATTAGAGCAAATAAAGGTAAATCAAGAAGAAGCAAAAGGTAATTGGTTTCAAAGTTCATGGAGACCTTTAATCGGTTGGATTTGTGGGTTATCACTTGCCATAAATTATATGGTCAGTCCTATGTTAGCGGGATTTGATATAATCATACCACAAGCTGATATGTCGGTCATGATGCCTTTATTATTTGGTATGTTGGGCATATCTGGAATGAGAAGTTTTGATAAATATAAAAAAACGGACACAAAAAAATGAGCAAATTTTATATGAAGTTATACGATATTTTTAATAGTATTGCGGGTTATTTCTGGAAAAAAGCATTACAACCAAGAAAAAAGGAGAATGAAGTGAAAAAAGGATTAACACCTAAACAAAAAAAATTGCCTAAAGGTTTACAGGAAGCTATCCTAAAAAAACAAAAGTCAACAAAGAAAAAGAAAGGAAAGTAAATGCCATATCATTACGGAAAAGGCAGTCATTCTAAGGGAAAGAAGAAAAAGAAGAAGAATAAAAAAATGAAAATGAAGAAAAAAAAATAAATGGTTTTAGTAAAATCTATTAAAAAGTTTACTTCAAAGCTGAATAAAACTCAAAAAAAGGCTATGAATAAACACGCTAAGCATCATTCATTAAAACATATGAAAGAAATGGCTAAGGATTTACAAGATGGAAAAACTTTTGGACTTGCTCATAGACGAGCTTTTAAGAAAGTTGGTAAATGATTGGATTTACAACAACAGCTACTATTAGTGAATTAATAGACAAAAGACCTATGAGGAAAAGAAAAACTAGGACAAGAAAGAACAAGATGCCCTTTACAGGGCGATTAAAGGCGGTACAGAGACTTTTGCCCACTAGAAGTATAAAGTAATAGGCATTTCCTCAACACCTCACAGGAATGTTAATTTCAATGATTTTTTTTATTTGATCTAAACATTCGGTCAAACCCCCCTTGACTATAAAATGCGGTGTACCTAATACTTTTGACTGTACCGCCCACAACTTTTGATTATCTGATAATCTGCCTTTTTCATTTTTGAGTTCTATATAAAGTATGCGACCTTGTGGGTATTCAATAATTATGTCGGGGCAACCAGATTTTAACCCCATCTTTTTCATTTTAGCATGGTACCAAATAGACCTTTTACCCTCGTTGGGAACGTGGAAGTGTCTAAAAACATAAGTGTTGGATAATAAATTTAAATATTCATTACAAGCTATTTGAATGTCTGATTCTTTGGTAGTAGAGGGCAAACCCATGATTTACCCCCTACAAATACAATAAGTTTGGAGCATATTGTATATTTTTTTCCAAAAAATTTAACTTAACTTGGTGTTGCCTATGAAAACAACAATATATATATATCAGACAAAAAATATTTCTGCAACAATAATACATTAATGGTTTACTTTTATAAACCTACTTGATATGCTAGGTTAATATTAATAAATGGAGCATAAAAATGTATTATAACGAAGAAACTAAAAGACCCTATTCTGGTAAAAATATAGAAATTTTAGAATCAACTGGTTTTAAAGGTGGTTTTATGACTTTTAGACAAGCTATCAAATTAGGTTATAAAGTCCCAAAGGGAACTAAAGCGGTTGCTAAAATTATCAGACCTATGGAAGAATTTAAAGAGCAAAGCGATGGTTCTTCAAAGGTAGAAATGTCTGGAAGAAAGTTTCCAGTTTTTCATAAATCACAATTAGAGGCACAATCTCCACAATAGTGCTTTACTTTCTGTAACCTAGTTGATATGCTAGGTTATGGAAGTTAATAATAATAATAATAATAAGGATAATAAAATGCAAAATATAAATAACTCAGTCGAATATGACGAATATCTTAAAAGCTATGTAAATTATTTTATAGTAACTATTTTCAAAGGCAGGGGCAAATACTCTAAGGTTGCTTTTGAAACTCTTAATGGTGCAGTTACTTATAGGGATTCTGTAAAATCTGCTAACCCTACTGCTAGATGTATTGTATATGGTATCTCTCAGCCACCCCATACCACTCAACAAGTAACTATTGCGATGGGGGTTTAATTATGAAAATTAATAAAGAAAAAAAAGGACTTATCTTACTCGCTCTAAATACTAAAATGGCAGTTATCCAAGACCAAATAGATAATTTATATAAAATTGGTGGTGCTGAAAATTTAGAGCATAGGAAAAAAATGGTTCGTAAGTTTATTAAGTATAATGATTTGCTAATTGAGTTTGGTGGTTTCGGTTATACAAAAGAATCATTTAATAAAGTTCACAAAGGAGGTGGTTGGTCATGAACGATACAATTTATGAAATAAATAAACTTCAAAAAATTACAGATACTATTTCAAAAAATATTCCTTGGAATTTACAAGTTGCTTCTGCCCTTTCAGAATTAAGGGAACTTATTAACGAAAAACAAAAGCAATTATCAAAGTTTGAAATAGATAATATGTCATATGAACAATACGAAGAACATATGAAAGGGAGGGGATTCAATGATAGATAAATCAACTTCAATCGGTAATAGATACTTAGAATTAGATTACCAACATAAAAGAAATATTGATAGTTTTATTAATCAAATAGCATCACATCAAGGCACATATAAAATGGACAAAGCGATTATGATTGCTATTCATGATGCTATGGAAAAACTTTATAATAGTTATACAAAGGGAGATTCAAAATGATTGAAGAACCTAAAAAAATCGGAAACACCGAACTTTATAATGCAAGGGTTCTTAATATGGGTGTTGCCAAATATTATGGTTTGGTAAAAGAGTATGTTCAAATATTAACTGATACCAGAGAACTTAATAAAAAAGTAATAGAAAAAGGGGGAGAAGAGGCAGAACTTAATCTCTATTATTCAGTTAGATATAATTTAAATTTATTGGTCGCTGAAAAAATAAAGGAGTCAAATAATGGTTAGATTCCTTAAAGAGTATGGTGTTTATCTTTTAGAATTTATGGTCTTTGGGACTATAGGTTTTTGTTTAATAATGTTTATTTTATAAGGAGCAATAAATGAACAATCTTAAAGTAATTCCCTTTGTTATATTATTTGCGGTGGTAAGCGGTTGCTCAAGCACTCCAATAGTTGACTCAAGGGGTAAATCATCGGCAAATATTAAAGGCGATATGAACCGATATCACGATGACTTATTTACTTGTAAACATTTGGTAGCTGACCAAACAAATATGCTATGGAATGGGGGTAAAATAGTTTATAATATGTTACGTTTTAAAGTGTTATGGCTAAGTCCTAAAGCACAAACTAGGCAGGATTTAATTAATAATTGCCTAGAGGGGCGAGGCTATAGTGTTCTTAATAAATAATAATAAATTTGGAGTATAAAATGACGAATATAATAGATAAAATTTACGATAATACAAAAGATGGTGTTCCTAACTATTCAATAGATTTAATTGATGGGCGAAGATTATATTATAGAGGTATGGTTATGAATCCAATCCCTAGTTCTGGCGATGCGATTAATTATACCGAAGTAAATACTAAAACATCAGCTAATGGCAATCAATATACCAATATAAAAGATGTATCGGTTGCTTATAATCCAGATGGTCAAAATGATGCACCAAGTAACAATGCACCCCAAAGTTTAGGGAATGTTGTTAGTAATGCTAATTTTACACCTAGTAAACCCATGGGAAATAAAAACGATACCCAAAGATTAGATATATTTGTTACTGGGGTTGTTGGTCGTTCTATGGGGTCTGGTCATTTCTCGGTAAATGATATTGAAGCATTAACTAAAAATGCTGTAGATGCTTTTAATGAAAACCTTAAAAAATTATAAAAAACTATTTGCTGACTTTTGGGGGTATCACGAAACTGATATTCCCATTTGTTGGGGTTGTTATAGGCAACAGGCGGTAGACATACACCATTTAATACCTAAAGGCATGGGTGGGGTAAAAAATAATCGTTTAAATAGAATTGATAATTTATTTCCAGTTTGTAGGTCTTGCCATAATTTGGCTCATAAAGATAAATCTATAAATGAGGAATGGAGAGTTAAATTAAAAGAAAAAATATATCATAAAGAGTGGGAAAATTTACATGATAAAAAATGATATACCATTAAATAAATATGTAATCCATTGTAAAGAAACAAAATACTACAATGTCACAATAAATGCCTTAAATTATGAGGTTGCTGAAAAAAAATGGCAGAATATAGCCAAAAAAAGGGATTATACAACATTACAAAATGATTTAGAAGTAATTAGTATAAGAGAAGAAAATGACTGATATATATGCTTTGCAGTTTGACCCAAATGTAATATCTCATCAGCAAGAGCAGTTAGGAATGCGTTTCGCTGACCTAGATACTGCGGTTGAATTAATGAAAAAAGAAGAAAAAATGATAATTGCAGAATTAACCATTTACTTCTCCCGACAAAAAAATTATAAAAATATGACGGAGTTAAACGGATTAATCTACTCCGATACTAAATTTAAGGACTATCTTGATAGATACGAGAGAACCCTTAAACAAAGGAATCAAGCCAAGATAAGGTTTGAAACCTTTAAAGCCTTCAGAGATGACTTAAGAACTAAAGTCGTTAATGAAAGGGAAATGGCAAAAAACTTATAGAAAGGAGTTTAAAATGTCACATCAAGGAGTTAATTTTAAATTAACACAAAATAAACAAATCTTAGAACACCTTAAAAAAGGTAATTCTATAACCCCCCTTACAGCTTTAAATTTATTCGGGTGCTTTAGGTTAAGTGCTAGAATATATAATTTAAGGCAAGATGGTCATGATATAATCAAAAGAACTATTACTTCAGATCATGGCGATAAACATTTTGCTGAATATACTCTTTTAAAATTAAAGGAGGGCGAATAATGTCAGATGAATTAATAACAGATTTAGATATTGCTGAAATTGAAAAAGCAAAAGAACAGGCAATTGCTAAGCATATGAGTGATATAAAAGTTATGAGCAAATTAATATTATCAATAAATGAATATATAATTAGGTTTGGCAGAACAAGTAATATTCACGATCAATTATTTGATTTAAAGGCTCAAGTTATTGTAAATAGAGAAAGTTTACAAAACTGGATTAAAAACATATGATTAAGCATTTTAAAAAATTTGATGATTATGGAAAGGGTTTACTTCCATTGTCATTTAGTCATCTTAATGAGTTCGCTTTTTATCGTGAAAGGTGGGCATTAAGAAGAATATTTGGCTATCAGTTCCCAACATCTGCACCCGCTATAAGAGGTCAAGTTGTAGAATCTGGTATTAATATGTTTTTAAATGGCATACCCATTGAAGAAGCAACTGAAAAAATGATTAGTGAATATGATGCTAATTGTTCAAATATAAATGACCCAAAAGTTGATGATGAAAGGAAAAATTTAATTCCTTTGTTAGAACTAGGGACTAAAACTTTTCAAGAATATGCTTATCGGTGGTCACTTCTAGAGTATCAAAAAAAAATTGAAGTAGATATAAATGGTATTCCGTTTATAGGTTATACTGACTTTCACTTTGAAGATAAAAATACTAAAGAAGATTTTTTTATTGATTTAAAAACCTCTAAAAATATGCCATCTAAAATAAGTATATCCCATGCTATGCAACAATCTATTTATCAAAAGGCAACTAATTCTAAGCAAATATTATGGTATCTTAAAAATCCTACGAAAACTAAAGATGCAGAATATATAGCTATGTCTCTTGATGATTATTCACAGCCTATGAAAATATGTGAACATATTGTTAAAGTTATGGGAAATTATTTAAAAAGTGTAAACACCCCAGAAGAAATTAGAGATTCTTTGGTACCCAATCCCGATAATTGGATTTGGAAAGAAGATACTGTTTTAAAGGCAAGAAAAGAAGTTTGGGGTTATTAACCAAAAAATCCCTTTGGGTTTCTGCTCAAAGGGGTTATAAGAAAATAAGTATATTATGGAGCATATAATGATTATAGACGAAAATTCAAAACCAAAAGAAAAATTAAAAGCATGGTATTTATTTACCGAAGATTTTATTGCGGGGACTCAGCACCTCTCTAACGAGCAGATAGGTGTGTATATTAGGTTGCTTTGCTTTAACTGGAATAAAAGGTGTAGAGGTTTACCAAGTAATAATATGGAACTTTATAGGATTGCTAATTGTTTTACTGATGATGAAAAGCAATCATGTAATCTAATAATAAAAGAGTTTTTTATTTATATTAATGACCATTATCAAAATGAAAGGCAACTTCAAGAATACCTTTATATTACTAGGAGGATTGATGCCTCAAAAGTAAATGGGAAACTCGGCGGTAGACCTAAAAAACCTAGCAATAACCCCCCTACCTCTACCCCTACCCCTACTATTACCAAAACCAAAGAAAATAAAGACCATTATTATAATCTTTTTAATAGATTTTGGAAAAATATACCCAATAAAGTAAGTAAGGGAATAGCTGAAAAGAACTTTTTAAAACTAGAAGAAGAATGGCTAGGTAAACCAGAAGAATTAGCTAAAATGTATAATAAATATTTTAATTCAGTAGAAGATAAACAATTTGTAAAACAACCCGCTTTCTGGTTATCAGCTAAAAAGTATCTTGATGAAGTAAAAGTCGAGGAGGTAAAAGGCAACTCTGATCCTTATTTTAATAGGTTAAAAGTCTTTACTGATGCGATTGAAAATAAAAATGGTAGTAGCTTTGCCCATAAATATGCAAAACAGCACCCATACGACGTGCAAAGAGCCATAGAAGAGGGAAAATTTACGAAAGAACAAGCTATCAAATATTTAGATATGGGGAGTTGGGTATAATGATGAGTTTAATAAAAGGTTATAATACAGTTTTTCAATGTATCGGAGATGCTTATACTAAACAAGATATACAAAGGTTTTATTATGGTTATCAGCTTTGTATAAGAGCCAAAACAAATATGAGTAATTTGCATAAATATTTAATAAACAGGTGCGATTTTAACAGGAAAAAATGTTCTGAAATGTTAAAAGAAGCAAGAAATAAAACTTTAAAATAAATTTTGGAGTGCAATAATGATTACACCATTGGAAAAAAAAAGAGCATCATATTTAACATTTTATTTTGATGGGATATTTGATGTAATTTGTAATGAAAAGGAAAACCCCATTAAAAATTCAAGTGCATATTATAAAAGGGGGTTTGAAGATGGTGTAAAAATTAAACAACATATTGAAAAATATGGCATTAGTAATATTGGAGCAGATAATGGCAAGAAAATACGAAGCTAAACAAAATTATTATGAACTTAAAAGGTTATTTAATGAAATAAAAGACACAAGTAGAAGAAGTAAAAGTTTGGATAATGAACGATTTGAAGATGTTTCAGATTCATTAGCTAATAGCGATAAAGAGGGAAAGGTAGAATTATCAAGTTATATGGATTTTTATTTGGGTATGCGTTCAAACAGACAAATAAAAGATATTGTACCACCTGCGGGTTTAAAAGCCACTAACAGTAATTATTGCGACTCTAAGTTTGTAAAGAGTTTAGATTTAAAGGAAAAATAATGAATATAATACAAACAGACATTGAAAAAGTTATTCCATATCAAAATAACCCAAGAAAAAACCAATCAATTGAAAAGGTTTCAAGGTCAATAAAAGATTTTGGCTTCCAACAACCGATCGTAGTGGATAAAAAAATGGTGGTCATTGTAGGTCATACTAGGTTATTAGGTGCCAAAAAACTTGGATTAAAACAAGTGCCAGTCGTTATAGCGGATTTAAGCGACACAAAGGCAAAAGCCTATAGAATAGCTGATAATAGAGTTAATGAAGACTCTGGGTGGGATAATAAGCTATTACAAGATGAATTAAATAAATTACTAGATTTTGATATTGATTTAAATATCACTGGTTTTAGTAATGATGAATTAGATAGTTTATTCGCAAAAGAGGAGGTAAGTTTTACCGATCCAATCGGAGAAATAGTACAAGACGATAACCATTTATTAAATGACGTCAAAATGATACAGTTATTTTATGAACCAGAAAATGAAAAAAAATTTAGAGAAATAATTGAGAAAGTAAGAGAACAGCATAATATTGATAATATATCAGATGCAGTTTTACATTGTGTTTTTAAAGAGGAAAAAAACCTAAAGGTATAATTATGAAAACCATTAAATTACAACCAGTTATGACAGAAAAAGAAGCTGATAGTTTAATAGGTGCTTTTTTAACTGAAAAACATATTAAGCATTTAATTACAGAAGATACCGAAGTTTTTAAAGAAAATGGGGATTTATTATGTGTTTTAAAAAAAAATGCAGTTTCGAATAATATATTAGAAAACGCAAGAATACCATTTAGGAAGTCAGCAAAACAATCAAACAACAGAGGTTCAGCATCTGGCGATATTGATAAATTATATAAAATTGGGGATAAAATTGATGGTCGAGTTATTGGCAAAATTAATGGCAGTAAATATATTCCAATATTGAGTAATGGTAAACTTTCTAAAACTTGTTATTCGTTACCCGTCAACAGTTCTGTTATAGGTTTTATGGATAGATACCCAAGAATACCATATTGTAGAACAACAGCATTTTCACAATCACATTTCAATGAATATAAACTTTGTATACCCTATATTCAAAGCATTAATGAAGTTTTTAAAAGGTATGCCCCTCATAGGTATAAAATACAACAAGCTATGGCTGATTCATCTTCTCAAGATTTTATAATAAATAATACTGCATTTACAACTGTAACTGTTAATAAAAATTTTAGAACTGCGGGTCATAAAGATCAAGGCGATTTAAAAGAGGGGTTTGGTAATTTAGGTGTTATTTCAAGGGGTAAGTATAAAGGGTTTCAAACTGTTTTACCAAGGTATGGTGTCGGATTGGATATAGGGCATGGAGATGTTGCTTTATTTGATGTTCACGAAGTACATGGTAACACAGACGTTGAAAAAATTAGTTATTTTGAAAGAATATCAATAGTTTGTTATTATAGGGAAAAAATGATTTATTGCGGAACTAAAGAGTACGAACTTAATAGAGCTAAAACGGAAACGAAAAAAATAGCTTTACCAGAGGAACTAAAAAAAGCAGAAGAAATAAGAAAAAGCATATTTAATTAATGTATTACCCAATTTATATTCCAAGTAAAAATAGACCAGAGGGTAAATCCTTTGATTTATTGAAAGATATTGATACTGAAAAATATATAATTGTTGAACCTCAAGATATAGAAAAATATGAACATTTTAAAGATAATTTTAATATTCTAGTTTTAGAAAAAAATGATCAAGGTTTGTATTATGTAAGGGATTTTACAAAAAACTATGCGGAAAAAACTAAAACTAAATGGTATTGGGTTATTGATGACGATATATCAAAGTTTTACAGAACAGAAAATAAAAAAAATAAACCCATTACACCAAACGAAGCATTAACAAGTGCAGAAGAACTTTTTAGTTCTATGCCTATAGCTTTAGGTGCTTTGGAATACCAACAATATGCTTGGAGTCAAACTAAACTTTTTAAAATAAATTCTTATGCAGATTGTGTGGTTTGTTTCAATGTTGAAAAAACTAAAAAATATAATTATGACTTACAATTTAAGTTAAAGGGAGATAGAGATATAACATTACAAATTATGGCAGATAAGCAATATGTAATGAGAGCTTTACAAATATCTTTCTCTTGCCCTAAATTTGGGAGTAATAAAGGCGGTCTTTTTGAAGTTTATAATAAGGAAAAATTAGAAAAGGATATGGCAGAATTACTTATGAATAAATGGGGTAATAGATACGTTATTATTCAAAAGAAAAAAACAAATGATGGCATTAGATATGACGCAAAAATAAATTGGAAGGCATTTAGTGTTAAAATAAATTAAAAACTTTTACTCAAAGGAAAAAAGAGGATTATGGCTAGACCAAAGAAATATCAAATAGATACAAATCAACTTACAAATTTAGCAAAATTAGGGTGTACGAATTTAGAAATGGCAGATTTTTTCGGTTGTTCAGCAGACCTTTTAGAAAAGAGTTATTCGGAATATCTGACAAAAGGGAGAGCAGAGCAAAAAATGAGGTTAAGACAGCTCCAATGGAGAGCTTGTGAAAACGGAAATGTAAGTATGCTTATATTCTTAGGAAAAAATATGTTGGGTCAACAAGATAGACTTGAGGAATCAGCATCAGAAGAACCTTTGCCATGGACTAATTAATGCCCTTAACCAAACCGCAAACACAAGTTATAAAAGATAATTCAAGGTTTCGAGTTCTTATTACTGGTAGAAGATTTGGTAAAACGTATCTAGCAATAAATGAATTAGCAAAATTTGCAAGTAGATCAAATCAAAAGGTATGGTATGTAGCACCAACTTATAGACAAGCCAAACAAATATGTTGGACTGAACTAAAAGAAAGATTAATAGATCATAAGTGGGTAAAAAATATCAATAACAGCGATTTAACTATTACCTTAAAAAATAATTCAAAAATAACATTAAGGGGTGCTGATAATGAGCAATCTTTAAGGGGTGTTGGTTTAGATTTTATTGTACTAGATGAGTTTGCAGATATTCATAAAGAAGCATGGTATGAAGTATTAAGACCCACATTATCAGATACTGGCGGTCATGCTTTGTTTTGTGGAAGTCCTAGAGGGTTTGGTAACTGGTCATATGAATTATTTAAACAAGGCGAAACTAACAATGAATGGTCATCATTTAAATATACAACTTTAGAGGGTGGTCAAGTAAGTGATGCAGAAGTAGAGCAAGCCAAACAAGACCTTGATATTAGAACATTCCAACAAGAGTATGAAGCCACGTTTGTAAATTACTCTGGAATGATTTATTATAATTTTAATAGACAAAAAAACATTATTGATAAATTTGAAAAAAATACCTTATCGTTGCACATAGGTTTAGATTTTAACGTCGACCCAATGACTGCGGTTGTTTCTATTATTGAAAGAGATATAATTATTGTTGTAGATGAAATACAAATTTATTCCTCAAATACTCAAGAAATGTGCGAGGAAATAGGAAATAGATATAAAAATAAAAATATAATTGTTTACCCAGACCCAAGTGCTAGACAAAGAAAAACGTCTGCGGGAGGCTTTACTGATATATCTATTTTGAAAAATGCAGGTTTTGATGTAAGATGTAGAAATACAGCACCTTTGGTAAGGGATAGAATAAACGCAGTAAATTCAAAACTAAAAAATGTAAATGGGAAAAATAACTTGTTTATTGTAAAGTCTTGTAAAAATGTAATTAAAAGCATAGAGAGACAGATTTATAAAGAAGGAACACATATTCCAGATAAAGATAGTGGTTACGACCACATGAATGATGCGTTAGGTTATTTAGTCGAATTTAATTTTCCATTAAAAAGGAATTTTATTTCAAAACCACAACAAAGGTGGAGTTAATGAACAGGGAATTTTTACAAAGCAAACATGATTTATGGCACTCAAATATAAGTAATTGGGAGTTCTATATCCGAAGTTATTTAGGTGGTAATGATTATAAAAATGGTTATTATCTTCACAGATACGTTTTAGAATCTCCAGAAGATTATGAGCAAAGGATAAGGCATACACCATTAGATAATCACTGTAAAAATGTTGTTCAGATATATACAAGTTTTTTATGGAGAGTTCCACCAACAAGAGATTATGGTTCTTTAGATGGAGATTTACAACTTCAATCATTTATTCAAGATGCAGATTTAGATGGTAGAGCCTTTAATACTGTAATGCGTGAAGTTCAAATGAATGCTAGTATTTATGGTAATTGTTGGGTAATAGTTGATAAACCTCAATCAAATGCGAATACAAGAGCAGAAGAGCTTGCACAGGATATTAGACCATACATATCAATTTATACACCAGAGAATGTTGTTAATTGGAATTATGCTAGGTCATCAAGTGGGCGGTTTTACTTAGATTTATTGGTTATCGTTGAAGATATAAATTCCGAAAGAGCAATCGTTAAAGTTTTCACAGAGGAAACTATAAGCACATATGAAGTTGAAGAATACGACAAAGATTACACTGAGGGTGATTCAAAGCTATTAGAAGAGATACCTAACCCATTAGGAGTAATCCCCGCTGTTAATGTTTTTAATTTAAGAGGAAATAAAAGACCAATAGGAATAAGCGACTTAGCTGACGTCGCATTCTTACAGCAATCTATCTATAATGATTATTCTGAAAAAGAACAGTTAATCAGATTAGCAAATCACCCAAGTTTAGTTAAGACTCCTAATGTAGAAGCAAGTGCGGGTGCGGGTGCTATAATAGAAATACCAGAAGATTTAGATTCGGCTTTAAAGCCTTATATAATTCAACCCAGTGGTCAAAACCTTGATGGAATAATGAAGTGTATACAAAATAAAGTTGATGCTATTGATAGGATTACTCATATGGGTTCTGTAAGGGCAACAGGTTCTCAAATAGCAAGTGGCATAGCCTTACAAACAGAGTTTCAATTATTAAATGCCAGATTATCAGAAAAAGCCGATTATTTAGAAAACTCAGAAGAACAAATATGGGCATTGTTTGCTAGGTGGCAAGATAAAGAATGGGACGGAAAAGTTAACTATCCAGATACATTTGATATTAGAGATTGGGCAAACGATTTACAATATTTACAAATGGCTAAAGCAAGTGGCATTAAATCCGAAACATTTAATAAGGAAATAGATAAACAGATAGCTGAAACAGTAATAGACGATAATGAAACCATTAAAACTATAAATGATGAAATAGATGCTATGAGAACAGTAAGAGGGCAGTTTCAAACGACAGAAGTTGAGGGAGAAACAGTTGGCGAAGAAAGTTAAAAAGGATAAAAAAACCAAGATACCAAAAAAATATTTATCTGGGTTAAAAGGTGCTAAAAGAACAAGGAGAGCGAATCTACTAAAAAAGGTAAGTTCTTTATATAAATCGGGTGCTTATATTCCAATGGGTTTATTAAGAAAAAGGACTAAAGCATAATGGCTAGTAAATTTAGGAAACCTTTATCGGCTAAAACAGTTTCGACTTTAAGGGCAAAAGCTAAAAAATCAAAATTGTTTAACCTAACAGATTTGAAAGCAAGTTTTCGTAGAGGGCAAGGTGCCTTTCTTAGTGCGGGTTCTAGACCTAAAATTCCAATGAATGCTTGGGCTATGGCAAGAGTAAATAAACTTATAAGTCGTGGAAGGTCTGGTTCTTTTGATAAAGATTTAATAAAACGAGCTACTAAAAGAAAAAGAAAATAATGCGTATGTTATGGAAAAGCCTAAAAAAATATGTGTGGTTTGTAAGGTGTATCTGATAGAGAAACTCAAAGACGTTTATCAATGCCCAGTATGTAAGGCAATAGTAAATGAAAGGTTAGATGGTAAAAGTAAATGGCAGAATATCAAGGAAGAAAAGTAAATTTAAATAAACCTTTTAGATTATCAACGTCAGAATCAAAAAATAAAAAATTTGGTGTTTATGTAAAAAATAAAGAAACTGGTCGCATAAAAAAAGTTACTTATGGGGCGAGGGGAATGTCTATAAAGAAAAATATTCCTGCAAGGCAAAAATCTTTTTTAGCTAGAATGGGTGGTGTTCTAAAAAAAGTAAAAGGTCAAAAAACACTTTCCCCCGCTTACTGGTCTATTAGAGCTTGGCAAAAAAGTTCAACTTTATAAATGTCAAAAATATTAGAAAAATTAGCAGATCAACATGAAGAACGTATAATCAATGTATTATACCGCTTGGAAGAAGATATAATAAAAGAAGTAACTAGGGCAACCAAAGGTCAATTAGTTTCTCAAAGATTAGCCATACAATTACAACCAAAATTAAGGACAATTATTGAATCAACCTTTTTAAATGAAGCTGATCTTATAATTAATGAAGAATATAATAAAATTGCCAAAGTTGTTTTAGATACATTTGGTAAAATGCCAATTCCAAATAAATTTAAAAACCTAACCGAAGTTGACCTTGCAACAATAAATGCTTTAAAAACGCAATCATTTAGTGGGTTTGAAGATATAGCTGAAAGATTTTTAAAAATAATAAATGACGAGGTTTACCAAAGCACTATCGCAGGTAGACCTTTTGAAGATATGGTTAAAAATATAAGACAACATATTAATGGTGTTTATCAACGTTCAAATACTCGGGAGATAAATGAATTAGTTGATTTTATTAACGAGAATAAATTTAATATATCAAAAAAGGTTGAAGTTGAAGAAGCGGTAAGGAAATTACATACACAATACGCATCAGACAGAGCGGGAAATAATTTAAGAAGATACAGCGGTCAAATAGCACATGACTCAGTTATGCAGTTCCATGGGCAGTTTACAGTAGCAAAAGCTAAAAATAGTGGTTTAAATCATTTTAGGTACACTGGCACTCTTGTAAGGGACAGTAGACCTTTCTGTCAAAACATGTTAAATAAAACATTAACCGAAAAAGAAATTCGGGATATTTGGAATAATCAAGGTTGGGCGGGTAAATCTACTGGCGATCCTTTTATTGTTAGAGGTGGTTATAGATGTCGCCATACTTGGATTCCAACAAACCCAGACTGGGATATTTAAGGAGTGAGAAATGGCTGAAGAAAATCAAGTAGAACAAACTGCTGAAATAAAAGAAGAAGCACCACAACCAAAATTACAAGAAACAGAGCAAACATTTACCCAAGACGAGGTAAATAATATTGTTGAAAGGCGATTAGCCAAAGAAAGAGGTTCTATGTATAAAAAACTAGGTGTTGATGATTTAGATATAGCTGTAACTGCTGTAAAAACACAAAAAGATTTAGAAGAAAAACAACGTATTCAAAAGGGTGAGTTTGAGGAAATACTGAAAACAAGAACCCAAGAACATCAAAAAGAAAAATCACAATTAGAAAATCAACTAAAAGATATTAAGATAAATAAGTCTTTATTATCTTCAGCATCAAAGAATAAAGCTATAAACCCAGACCAAGTTGTTGAGCTTTTAAAGAGTAATATAAAGCTAAATGAAACAGGTAATGTAGAAATACTTGATAAATCTGGATTAGCAAGATACAATAAAATGGGTGAACTCTTAACGACAGACGAATTAGTCCAAGAGTTCTTGACACAAAACCCTCACTTTGTCAGTGCCACCCCTAGTGGTTCTGGTTCGGTGTCAAATGTGGATAGGACAGAACTCAATAAACCTTTAAATTTGAGTGATTTAGATATGAATAATCCAAAAGACAAGGAAGCCTATAGAGAATATAGGAAAAATAAAAAATCCCAACCTTATGTGATTAATTCAAAATTATAATTTTTTAAAGGAGTCTTAAATGGCAAACGAAACTCCCAGTTCAACCATTTCGGAACTATATACCGAGATAGTTGCAGAAGCTATGTTCACAGCTAGTGAGCAATCAATAATGAAAGGTTTAGTTAGAACCTACACTATTGCGGGTGGTGGAAAATCAGTAGAAGTGCCGATTTATCCAACAGTTTCAGCAAGTGCAGTAAGTGAAGCATCTGATCTTTCAAATACAGCGATTAATCCAAGTTCTGTTACAATAACAGCATCAGAAGTTGGTATC